GGTGGAACAACTTCTATTGCAACTGGTCAAGCATTTACTGTCAGTGCAGGTGATGTAACAAATAAAGCAACTTATACTGCTCAATTAGAGGGATGATATATGGCAGTTAAATCTAGTGCAATTCTAACATTGATTAGAATTGATGATGCAAGCATTAGAAGTGCAACTGCACCTAGTGATACTACAAAGTTGTGGTTTGATACAACTACACAAACTTTAAAGAGATATGACAGTTCAAGTGGTACTTGGGAAATTGTTAACGATTATGCTGATGATATGAACAATATGAGACAAGAAATATCTGTTGAATATAACTCAGCGATAACTCAATTAAAAAACTCATTAACATCATTAGTAGAAGAACTGCAAACAACAACTACTAATAATACAACATCTATCAATAGTCTTAGTTCTCAAATTATTCAAAATGCCAGTTCAATTCAGTTGGTTACGAATAACGTTAATTCTATTACTGATAAATTAACGGGAGTGGCTACAAAAGAAGAAATTTCTCAATGGGCTAAGTTTGAAGAAGGAATATTAAAATTAGGATCTAGCAATAGTCCTTTTGATGTAAGACTGTCCAATACGGAACTTGGATTTTACGAAAATGATAAAAGAATTGCTTATCTTTCAAACCAACAATTGAACATATCACAAGCAGTTGTAATGAAACAAATCAACCTGGGTACTTTTCAAATTATCTATGATGAAGATTTAGGATTGTTAATTTTGTAGGAGGTAATATATGGCAACATTTGGAACCACTAATAAATATATAAATTACAGTGTTAATTCGCAGGAACTGTCATATGACATCAATTCTAACACATCAGTTGTTCGTGTTTGGATTGATGTATGGCGTACAAATACAGGATATACGACATATGGTAATGGTACAGTATATGCTCGTATAAATGGAACAGTATATAGTGCTGGAATAGGTACTGGCCAAAAAATTACTTCCAGTGCAATTCGATTAGGAACTTGGGATGTAACTGTAGGACATAATAGTGATGGTTCAAAGTCAATCGGTGTAAGTGGTTGGATTAGTCATGATAGATTCAGTTCAAGTGAAAATGGATATACACATACATTAACCACTATTCCTCGACAAGCCAATATAACCGATTCACCAACAACTTTCAAAGATACTGATAATCCTTGGTTCAAATACAGTAATCCAGGTAACTTCAATATGGAATGTTGGTTGGAACCAAATCCTAATGGAGAACATTACGCTAAAAGGACATTAAGTGGTACGAGTGGTACGTTTACATGGGAACTTACTAATGATGAAAGAAAACAGTTAAGAGAAGCATGTAAGGGCAAAACATGCACTATTCGTATAGGACTATATTCAAATAACTGTTCCTGGGCAAGTTATCACGATAGAACATATCAGATGACAAACGCTGAACCAACTATAAATAGTGTTGTAACAAGTATTATTGATCCCTTTGGAAGTCTATGTTTACAAAATAGATCCAATATTAAATTTACTATTTCAGCAACAGCTAAATATGGAGCAACAATTACTAATTATGCGGTTAGTGGTAATAACTTTAGCTATGCAGGAAGTAAAAATACGTGTCAAACTTCAAATATCAGGGATAGTGGAAGCTTAAAATATACAGTCACAGTTACTGACAGTAGAGGGTTTACAGCTTCTACAACAAAAACAATCAATGTTACTGGGTATTCCTATCCAACTATTTCTATGGAGGCGTTTAGAAGTAATTCAAGCGGTACAAAGGATGTATCCAGTGGCACTTATATTTGTGTCAAACCAGTATTTACGTATTCAGCAATAACTGGCAATTCAATAGCAAGCAAAGCTATTAAAATAAATAACATTTCTAAAAGTACAAGCTTTTCAAGTGAAGGAAGTTATGTATTTAGTGGTTATTCATTAAACGATTCTTATGATGTAGTGTGCACTGTAACAGATTCCGTTGGAAACAGTGCAAGTATAACAGCCACAATCACAGGTGCTAAAATACCTTTTAATATATCGAAGAATAAAGATGCTATAGGATTGGGAACAGTAGCTAAATATGAGGGTTACATCAATATTGGCTATGGATTTTGCAACGAGAATGGAGAACAGTTGTTTATGTTTGGAGTAACTGATAATTATGATGATGATTAAGGAGGAAAAATCTATTATGCAAGAATTTAAAATCTTCGGGGGGGGGTGCGATATTTACTATTTAAATATTGCATTTCCAAAGAAAGAAGGTGCGCTAATTTAATTAGTGGACCAAGTGGTGATTGTGTATGAAATTTCTAAAACCACCAAAGAATATGTTCTTGAGAAAAAAGGATGTGTACTTTAAATATTCTATCGAAGAACAATGGACTGGTGAATATTGGTTGGATGGAAAGAAAATATATAGCAAAGTTATACAATCAACAGGTGTATTATCTTCTGCTGGTGTAGTTAATATTAAGCATGATATTGTTAATTTAAATGAATTTATTGATTATGAAGTTTTTATTCAAGGTGATAATACATTTTACAAACTACCAGTAGTTTATTATTCTAATGCGACATCAGGGACTTTTTATGATATGTTTGCAAGAATAAACGAAACAAGTCTTCAAATAATTAATAATAGTGTCGGCTGGAACAAATACGCAGTAACTGCTATTATATATTATACAAAAAACACATATCACGATTTTGACTAATTAAATTTAGCAGTAAAAATGAGTTTCATAAAACTTTTTGGAAATAAAATTAGAGCAAAGGATGTTGTAAATAAAACAGGTGTAGATCTTTTGATATGGAAAGAAACAAAGAAAGGTGCAAGGTTTGGCCAAACAATAAATTTAATAGACGGAGCTACGGAATATTTATTTTTATGCCACATGGCTCCAGGTACTGATGGATCATTAACATATCCTTTTTATATACCAGCATTCCTTTGCTCAAATATTGCAACTAATAATTTAACTTTTAGATTTGGAGGATATTTAACAAGTGGTGTAAGTCATGGAATGACTATAATGTTTGACAAAACAAGTAACTATTTTAAGTTGTCGGATTGGTATTATGGAAGTTCACCTAAAAACACCACATATACAGTTGATATCTATTATCGCTAATAGTAAATATCAAAACAAATGAAATTTATTAAGTTTTTTGGAAACAAAGTTAGAAAGAAAGATGTTTATTTCAAGTATTCTACTGAAGAACAGTTTACGGGTGAATACTGGATAGACGGAAAAAAAATATATTGTAAAGTTATATCCGTAAGTGGCTTCACTAAAGATAAATATGTAGCACATAATATATCTAATTTAAAACGAGTGTTGAGTTGTGACCTTTTTGTAATGTTTGCTGATAATACAAACCATATGATGCCACGTGCTCATATGGATAATGATCATGATGGTATTTCTATTCAAGTCAATAAAACTAATTTGATATTACAAGTTGGTACATCAAATGGTTTTGCGGATACAACAGGTTATGCAATATTAAAATATATCAAAACAACTTAAAAAAAGGAGACAAAATATGGATAACAAAACAAACGTATATACATTAGATGTAAGTGAAAAAACATTTAATGATGTACAAGCTAATAAATTCTATATTACTGATACAAAGAATTTAAAAGCAGGAGATTATATATTATTTAGAGTAGTTGTTAAAGATGAACAACAAAATGATAGTTATACTGGAGCAAATGTAATGTTAACCGTTAGTACAATTAATGATACATTTGTAGGTTTAGAAAAAGGATACAGTGTTGTATTTCTTAAGTAGAAGGTGAGGAAAATGAATAATATGGAAAAAGCATTCAACACAGCAGTAGCTATCTTAGCTACTTTTTTTACGTATCTATTTGGTGGCTGGGATTTAGCTTTAAAGATTTTAATTACATTCATGGTGTTAGATTATATGACAGGTGTAATTTATGCTTATGTAATTAAAACACTTAATAGTGAGGTCGGCTTTAGAGGATTAATTAAAAAATGCATGATTCTAGCCGTTCTTATTGTAGGAGTGGAATTAGATCGTATGCTTGGAAATGGTGGCACTTGGGTATTTAGAACTCTTGTAGCGTATTTCTATATTGCGAATGAAGGAATTAGCCTATTAGAAAACATTTCTAATCTAGGTGTTCCAATTCCAAATAAAATCAAAACTGCGTTAGAACAGTTAAACAATGATGAAGATCAAGAGAAAGAGTAGTCGAAAAGGGCTACTCTTTTAATTTAAATAACGAAGGAGAATAGAAAATGAAAAAATATGTTGGAGTTAAATTAATTGAAGCAAAACCAATGACAAGAGGAGATTATAACAACTATCGTGGATGGACTATTCCAAAAGATGAAGATCCAAAAGATGAAGGATATTTAGTTAAATATTCTAACGATTATGAAAGCTGGTCTCCTAAAAATCCATTTGATGAATCATATAGAGAATATGATGCAAATGCATTACCTCAAACTGCTTTAGGAATGATTAGTAGAGATTATAAAGAGAGATTTAAAGCTGAATACGAACAACTTGTTATTAGATATAACGGCTTAAATAGAATGATTGAAAATTGGGATAGAGGTTGTTTATCTTTTAAACCAACATGCCCTAGAAGCACATATGATTTACAATTAAAAACTATGAGAGATTATATTGCTGTTTTAGAAGCTAGGGCAGTTATGGAAAATGTTGAATTATAGGAGGAAATAAAAAATGAATATTATTGAAAAAACATATAACTGGAAAGGTAGTTTAAAAAATAGAACTTCAACAAAGAGAATCATCTTACACCACGCTGAATCAAAATCATGTACTGCAGATGATATTCATAGCTGGCATTTAGCAAATGGATGGGCAGGTATTGGGTATCATTTCTTTGTAAGAAAAGATGGATCTATTTATAGAGGTAGACCTGAAGGTGTTGTTGGATCACACGCTAAAGGTTCTAATAGTGATTCTATTGGTATTTGTTTTGAAGGTTCATACATGACAGAAACAATGAATCAAACTCAAATCAATGCTGGTAGAGAATTGGTAGCTTATTTAAAAAATAAGTATGGTATTTCTAAAGTCCAAAAACATAAAGATGTATGTTCTACTAATTGTCCAGGAACAAATTTTCCTTTTAATGAAATTGTAAATGGAACTGTTGCTCCAAAACCTACACCATCACCAACTCCTGCAGCTAAACCATCTACAAGTGGGAAAGCAATTGGAACATATGAAGTTACAGCTAGTGATCTATCAGTTAGAACTGGTCCTGGTACTAATTATCGTAGAAAAAGACATGATGAATTAACAGCTGATGGTAAAAAACATGATAAAGACAAAGATGGATGTTTAGATAAAGGAACACGAGTAACAGTATATGAATGGAAAAATGGGTGGGCAAGAACGCCTAGTGGATGGTTATCAGGAGACTATTTAAGAAAAGTTTAATTTATTGTATAATATATATGCACATTTGTTGTATTAGTTAATAAAAAAAGTGAAATGTAATATTATCTATTCTTCGAAAAAATCTACAACCTTATTTATTAACTAATAATTGCATGAAAAGACCTACTCATAAATTTGGGTAGGTTCTTTTTTTATTTTTAATGTATTTTTTATGGAAAAATAGCATATAAATAAAATAGTGAATTTTAACACAATATAGAGTGTTTTATAACAATATGAAGAGGTATAAAGGAGTATAAAAGGTTTCTAAACGAGAAAAATATTGCCAAATTGTGAATAGCCTTGATATAATAACGTTGAAAATGTGAATAACTTAATGTTTATGTGAATTGTTGTATGGAGGGAAAAATTATGAAAGGAAAGTATTCTGCTTTGACAGTAGCAAAGTGGTTTTTGTGGTACAATGACAAAATCCTAGAAGAGGAAGATGCTGATTTGATATCTAATTTAAAATTGCAAAAATTATTGTATTATGCTCAAGGATGTTATTTAGCATTAAAAAACGAACCATTATTTAATGAACAAATTGTAAATTGGGCACATGGTCCTGTTGTAGAAGAAATCTACCATAAATATAAAAATAACGGATCAAATGGAATAGAATATCAAGGAGATTATGATAGTTCTATTGACAAGGATACAACCGCAATTTTAGAAGAAGTGTATGATATTTTTGGAAAGTATTCTGCATGGGGATTAAGAAACATGACACATCAAGAAGACCCTTGGTTAAAAACACAAAGAAACGAAGTAATTCCTTTACCTTTAATAAAAGAATATTTTGAAAAAACATATATTACTGATTGATGGCTAAATTAAAACGAAAGCAAGAAAATAATAAATTATCTAAATTAGACGTGAAAATGAAATGTTTATTCATGAATGAACATGATACGATATTATTTTCTTTTAAGTATCTTACAAATCAAGATAATTATAATTTAAAAGGATTTAAAGGAAGCAGGAATTTTAGAGACGATATAGATGTTTTAAATGCGTTTCATGATTGTTTAAATAGAATGAGTATTGATGGGTGGGAATCCTTGAGAAGTAAGAATAAATTTCAAGGTGGAAGAGAATTGCTAGATTACTCACAAATCAATTTTAATGCACTAGATCCTCAAAATGAATTAAACCTTACTAGAGATACTAAAGTATGGGTTATTAGATTTGGAGGAAATAAATATCGCTTGATTGGATATAGAAGTAAGAAATGTAAGGCTATATTTCATATTTTTGGTATAGATCATGACTTTTCTGCTTACAAACACGGTTAATATTAATGTACATAAAACCTACTCAATTTTGAGTAGGTTCTTTTTTGTTTTTGTGGACGACAAATGGACGAATGAAGCTAAAAAACAGTAAAAAATCAATAGAAATTATATAGAATTGTATATAAATAAATGAGTATTTATAAGGGTTTATAGAAAACTATAGTATAGGGGATAATTGGTGCTGATTTAGACTAGTAATATGTATTTTAGCCTGTTGACAAAATAATTTGTTGACAGGCTTTTATTGTATTCATGAATAGTTATTCATTGGACAATCTGTCCAATGAATTAAAATAAAATAAAGTATATAATAATAGTAGAAAAGAAGTATTTGTGAATTAAATTTGAGATAAAATTGAGACAAATATGAAACAAATTCGAGACGAAATAGAGAAGGACATATGATACAATTTATTTGTAACAAATCTAGATAAGTTACCTCAAATCAAAAAGAAAGCAGGTAATAATAATTGATCCTAACAAATAACTTAACACCTGATAGTGCCTGTCGTACCTTCTTAAGTAATGATATCAGTTTTGTTTCTTTTTCCAATGCCATCTTGTTTGATGGCAAACAAGTCATTCATCCTGAAAGACTTGTACGTTATGAAAATGATATGTCACTTATTATTGATGATACAAAAAGTGCAGAAGATAAAAAAAGAAGAAGGGACATTGTCGTAAAAACGGATATCAATGGTGTCTATTGTCTTCTTAGTATTGAACATCAAAGTACGATTGATAAGAACATGGTGATACGATGTGGCAACTATGAAATGATGGAGTATTTAAAACAGTTAAAAAACAAAAAGATTAAAGGATTAGTTCCTCAAGTTATGATCGTTTTTTATACGGGAGATAAGAAATGGAATGCCCCAGTAAAACTAAGTAATTATTTTGATATACCAGAAGAATTAAAAGCATATATAAATGAATGGAAATTTATATTTGTTGATGTCAAAGAAATAGATACCAGTAAGATCAAAGATGAACAAACAAGATATTTTATAGAAGCCATCCAAGAGATGTATAAAGGAAACTATGAGGGATTACATCGAAGAATAAAGATGAATAGAG